GGGCTTGGCGCGCACCTGGCCAGTGAATGTCGCCCCTTGCGGAAACAGCGGGCCCTCCGCCGCGAGCCGCAGCCGATAGGCATACCCGATCATGATCGCCGGCCCCTCGTGAAGCTGTGTCGTCATGGCTGCCACCCGCAGAGTTTCGCGCCCGTTTCATTGTGACCGAGGATCTGGCGCTGCGTGCCCTCCGTCAGATGATCGGCGCGCGACGGCCGGATCGGCTGCGCCCAATCACAATCCCTGATCTCGCATCCAGCGAGACAGACGACGAGCCACGCCATCAGCATCTTCTGCATCCACATCACGCTGCACCTCTGCTGCCTGTTTCATCGTGCGGAGCCGCGCCTCCGCGCGCTTCACCGCAAACCGCGCGATCCCCGCCGCCCGGCCATGACGCCAGATCGCCAACACCGCCCCGAGGACAGCGAGCACGAGCAAGCCGCCATAGACCAGCCGGCGCTGGATCCCGCCAAGGGCCATCCCGAACAGGCTCACCCGACACCTGCCACGATCTTGCGGACCCGTTCGCGCGCGATCCAGAGCGCAGAGAGCAGCACCAGCCCGGCCACCGCGAGCGCGACGACCTGCGCCGGGCCATCGAGCGAGCGCAGCGCCTCGAAGGTGCCGCCAACAGCCGCCGCCACCTGCACGAGGACAGCCTGCACCGTGGTGCTCTCCTTCACGGCCGCGCGCCGCTTGGGCAGCGCGGCAGGCTCGACGGCCCGGCGCACCGCGACCACACGCGCGGCCGGATAGGCGGTCACATTGACCTGATTGCCCTGATTGCCGCCGAGCAGATAGACATTGCTGCCCGCTGCGCCCTCATAGAAGGCCACATGGCCCTGCCAAGGCTGGCCGCGCGAGAGCACCACCACATCGCCGCGCTGCGCCTGATCGAGCGGCACCGACCGCCCCCAGCTCTCATAGCTGCGCGCCAGCAGCGATCCCGTGCCCTGCACGCCGCAGCGTGCCAGCACCGCCCCGACAAAGGCCGCGCACCACGGCACCTCGTCATTGGTCTGCGGCACGCCCGCCTCGCGGTAATAGGCCAGCACCCGAGGATTATGCCCCTCGGCCCATTCCCAAACGCCCTCGTCCGCCTTCGCGGTCTCATAGATCAGATCGCCGATCCGCATCCCTGCCTCCTGCATGAAAAAAGCCGCCCCGAAGGAGCGGCTCGCCTGTTGAATGGTTCCTGTGGTTCTCGTCACTTCTTGCGGCCGAGCCACATGGCCAGCACGCTCTCCGCCCCGCGCGGGCCGAGATATGCCAGCATGGCGACAAAGCCCGTCGAGACCGGCTGGCCAAGCCCCATGTAGCTGGCCGCGGCCTCGCCGATCAGCGCCATGCCCACCGCCACCGGAATCTCCCAGAGCAGCTCCTTGCCGAAGAAGCGCCGCCGGCCCAGCTTCACCTCGCCCGAGTGATACATCAGCCGCCCCATGAAGGCGCCGACCAGCGTGGTCACCGCACCGCCAAAGAGGCGGTCCATCATTTCGATAAAGCCCGGGTCCTGCATCTGTCTTGCCTTCTCTGCTTGGTCAGTAGGTTCCGCCATCGAGGAGCTCCTCCCAGGCGTTGTCCAAAGAGTCGCGGATCCGCAGCACCGGCGGCGTCACGCTGGTATCGAGCCACAGCATGCCCGGCCGCGTGGCCGTGGGCGGTGCCGCGCCAGCATTCGAGGACTGCAGCGCGGCCAGAACCTCGTTGATGCGCTGGCGCACCGCGAGACCGGCATCGTTCTCAATCGTGTAACTGGCAGTTTGCGCCATCAGGCCACCTCATCTGCATGAAGCCGGAGCCGTGAGACCACCGGCGTGTACGCGGCATCTGCCGTCCGGAGCCAGGCGCGCGCTTCAATCGCCCGCGCCTCGATCTCGCTGTTGTCGATGCGGCCCCACTCGGACCAGACCGGCGTGCCCGCGGGGTCGTCGTCCGTCTCGCGGATTTCCACCACCACATCCGTCTGCGCCCCCTCGGCCCCGTCGAAGTCGGCCCAGCCGTCGATCGGCTCAAGCCGTGCGTCGATCTCATCAAGCAGCACCAGCACCGCGACACGGATCTCGCTGCGCAGCCGCACCCGGCGCAGCGCGCCAAAATCCATGCCCGCGCCAAACTCATAGAGCCCTGCCGGCTCCGGCACATAGGGCACGCCCGCAGCGTCCACCGCCGTCGCCAGGCGCAAGGTCGTCCCGTCAACCACCACATCCGTCTTCGCACCCGGGAAGCTGCCATCGGCCTGCAGACTGTCCACCGGCGCAAAGGCCAGCGCCTGCGCGCCCTTGGTCGCGATCGCCGTCACCGGCCCCAAGCGCCCGCCGCTATCCTCCGCCCGCAGCAGATAGGTGCCGGGCTTGAGCGGCACCACCGCGATCGCCTCCGAGCCCGAGACCCGGTCCATCGCATAGCTGTTGGCCCAGGTCGCCGGGGTCTCGCCGCTGTGGCGCAGCACGATATTGCCCGCCACGCGCACATCCGGATCCGAGGCCCGCGTCCATTTGAGGATCGCCAGCCCCCCGGCCGTCTGCAGCGTCACGTCCTGCAGCGCCACCGGCGGTGCCGTGAGGCCGAGGATTTCCGCCTCCCGCGCGCGCCAGTCCGAGGCCACGCCGAGCGCCGAGAGCGCACGCACCCGGACCTCCCACAGACCCGGCTTGGCATCGCGGATTTCCAATGTGGTGCCGCTCTGGCGGCCATACTCGATCCAAGGCCCGCCGTCCCGGCGCGCCTCGATCTGGTAGCTCTCCGCAAAGGTCGATGGTGCCGGCGCCCAGCTTGCGGTGATCAGCACCTTCACCCCGCTGCCATCGCGCGTGATATAGAGCGCCTCCGAGAGCTCCGGCACCCCGGGCGCCGTGGTCCGGAAGGCCGACGGCAGCGTGGTGCGCGGCGCGGCCGCGTAGATCTGCTCCTCGGAGGCATCCCACTCATAGACCAGCGGCGAGGTCTCGCGCAGGATGAGCTCCGGCACCAGCATCACGCCATCGCCCACCGCGCTCAGATCGAGCCGCGCCGATTGCACCTCAAAGGGTTTGCCCTCAAACCCCCAGCGCGCATAGTCCAGGCTCACCGTGTCCCCGGCGGCCGCCTTCCAGGCGCTGAGCTTGCCCGACCATTTGACCACCTGCTGGCGGCGCTGCCGCTCGAGCTCGATCTTCGCAATGCGCTGCGCGGTCGAGGACGAGATGGTGAAGGGCAGCGAGATATCCCGCCACACCTGCTCGCCGCCATCCTCGGCCACATAGACCTGCGAGCTGTAGGCCGGGAAGTCATCCGGCTGCCAGTCATTCTCCGGGCTGATGAACTGGCCGCGCACGCCGTTGAAGTTATTCGCCCGGCTCTGCCGCGTGGTCAGTGCAATCCCGCCCTCTCGCACATCATCAGCACCCAGCGTCACCTCCGGCACCCGGTAGGCCCCGGCATGGATGCGCCAGGCGGCTCCTTGCCAGACGCAGCGCCCGGCCATCGCGGTCAGCATCGCCTCGATGATCGTCTGCGGCGTTTGATCGAGCGTCACCACCCCGTTGCAGGTGTAGCGCGGCTCGGTGCCGCCCGCCGCCCGCGCCACCGGCTCGTCGCAGATATTGGCCGCCTCGATCAGGCTCTCGGTCTCGATCCCGTCCTCGAGCCCGATGCCGGCCCCGAGGCCCAGCACCGGATCGGCCATGTAATCGGCGACGCAGAGCGCGGCATTCTCGGAATAGCCCCGCAGCCCCGTGCGCGGATCGAGAATGTCGTCCTTGCCCTGCACATCCACCGCGATGTTCGGAATGCCGCCCGGAAAGGCATCGGCATCATGCGTGAGCCGCAGATGGATCGCGGCGCAGCCATCGAGGCGATGCGCGGCGGTCCAGTGCTGCGAGACCTCCGCGGACAGAGCCGTGAACGGCGCCTGCGGGACATGATGGCCGAGCCGCTTCTCGACGGCCACCTTGCCAGCCCAGCGACCGAGCGCCGTGCCGCCCGCATCCACCGCCGCCACGCCGTCGAAATAGACCGCGCCGATGGACTTCACCCGATGCGTGGCCAGCACGATCACAAGGTGCAGGAACTCGTTCTGCCCGCCGGCCTCGTGCAGGAACACGATCGCGCCGCCCTTGCGCACCCGGCCATAGACCATGTCGCGCGGCATCACCGGCTCGCGCACGCTCACCGTGCGTGGCTGGATCGAGACCTCCGGCTTGCCCATCAAGGCCTGCGACACCCCCGACAGGAGCATCGACGCGCCAAAGCTCGCGGCAAAGCTGATCAGACCACCGGCCGCAAAGGCCGCGGCCAGACCACCGGCGGCAAAGGCCGCGCCGCCAAGCGCGACCGCGCCGAGGACAAGAGGTGGCATGGCTCACACCCTCCAGGCCAAGGCGCAGGCTGCAAGCGGCAGCTGCACGAGCCCCTGCGGCGCCACGAACGCGGCCCGCGCCCCGGTGCAGATCCCGAAGGCCGGATCCTCTCCGCCCAGCACAATATCCCCGCGCTGCGCCAGCAGCGGCGTGGCCCGCGGATCGCCCAGCAGATCGCGCCCCATGGCCTCAAGGTCGTGCCAGCCCAGCCGGCGCATCACCCGCTGCGCCCCGAGCGGCGTGGTGTATCGCCCCCGCCAGTCCGCCGCGACATCCGCGCCGCCAATCAGGTCCCGACGCAGATCAAACGCCCAGGTGGCGCAGTCATGGCTGCCCCAGGCGAACGGGCGATCGCCCGCCGCCTCGAGCCGCGCCGTCAGGAGCGAGACCCAACCGCACACTCTCATCCCCGCCCCCATGTGATCTGGCGATCCTGGATCGCACTGACGAACTCGAAGCCGCGATCCCCCGGTGCAAGCGCGCGCTGGCTTTCATGCGTGTAGCGCCAGTTGCGCGCCACACCGAGATCGATCAGGCGGTTCTCATACGAGATCGTCACCGTGCAGCTATCGCCCGCATCCGCCACTTCCGGCACATCCAGCCGCCCCGTGAAGGCCCGCACCGGATCGGCGATGATCTCGTGCGCCTCGGTCCGCAGCCCCAGCCACACCCGGCCGGGCTTGCCCTGCCGCGACTCGTCGATCGCCAGCGACACCATCTCCAGCGGCACGCCCGACAGCGACACCGTGGTGCCGCCCGCCACCACCTTCTGCGTCTCCTCGATCGCGCCCATGCCCAGCAGGCTGCCAACCCCGGTCCAGACCTGCCCGTTCCAGGGGATATCCCCCAGGCCAGACCAGATGCGCACCCAGCCCGAGGCAAACTCCCCCTCGAAGAACAGCACCGGCCGCACCACGCCCTGCTCGAGCGCCGCCGCGATCTCCGCAGACAGATCCCGCGCCATCAAAGTGCCTCCCGCGCGGTGACCGAGAAGCGGAAGCTGTCCGCACGGCTGATCCGCGTCGGCACCGGCTGCGTCAGACGCAGCGCCAGGCCCGGCGCAGCCAGCTCCACCGGGCTCAGATCCACAGGCGCTGAGCGCAGCCGCGGCGTGAAGCGCAGAACCGCCTGACCGCTGGCATCTGCCACCGCATCCTCGGTGATCTGGTGCAGCCGCATGTCCTGGCCCGTGTTCAGCGAGAAGAAGTCACCGGCCTCGAGCGCCGGCGCGTTCGCCGCCCAGCCCGAGGTAATGAGCACAGTGCCGGTTTGACCGGCCCCGGCCACCGCAATGTCCAGCTGCGCCAGATCCGGCCGCGCGGCCGAGGGATCGCGCAGGATGAACCAGCCGCGCAGCCCCCCGAGCCCGGTGAAGAAGGCCGACAGCCGCCGGCCATCGCGCCCCTTGGTCAGCGCCACATCGAAGCTGACCTCCCACCAGTCTCCGCCCCAGTCCTGTATCTGCTGGCTGCCGGTGAAGGGCGAGGTCTGCGCCGAGACGGCCGTCGCCAGCCGCCGCTCGATCGCCTCCACCAGCGTCAAAGGCAATTCGCTCATACCGCATAGCCCCGCTGCCGCCGCTCACCCACGCTCTGGATCGCAAGCCGCTTGATCTCCGGCAGCGCCGCCCGCAGCTTCTGGTCGATCTGCTCGGCCACGCCCATCTGCGCGCCGCGCGCATCGATATGCACGCTCACCCCCGCCGCTGCCGCGCCGCCCGGCACATAGCCTGCTGCCTCGCGACGATTGAGAACCCGCTCCCCGCGCTGCAGGATCGTCGGCACCTCGTCCGGGCGCAATCCGGCCCAACCGCCTGCATGCATCTTCGGCGCACCGGCAAACACCGCTGCCGGAACCCGCCGTGACATGCCGGAAAGCCCCACCACGCCGCCATTATGCGAGACCGCCGCCGCCGTGGTTGCGGCGCCGCCGAACACGCCCGACAGCGCGTTTGCGAGCGGCCCCAGAACTGCTCTCCTGAAGGCCAGCATCGCCAGATCCGCAAGGATCGAGCGCACCAACCCCTTGAAGTCCATCTTGCCGGTCTCGACAAAGCTGCGGAACGCGCTCTCGGCCCCGCTGAACGCACTGGACAGCGTCTCGCCGAGACCCTTGCCCCAATCCATCGCCGTCGCGGCGTAGTCCTTCAGGCTCTGGCCGGCAGCTTTGAACCCCGTGAGCGCCTCCTTGGTGCCCTTCGCCGCACCGCCCGCCTTGGTCAGCGCCTCGGTCACCTTGTCCGCAGAGGCGGCCGCCTCGTCCAGCGCGGCCGCGCCATCCTCGCCAGCGTCGGTGGCCGCTGTCTTCAGGACCTGCAAGCTCGTGATCGGCCCCGCCGCCGCCCGCTCCAGCATCCGCGCGGCCTCCCGGTAGCCTTCCGCCCGGACCCGCGCATCCTCGGCCATGCCGTCAAAGAGCTGCGGTGCCTCGAAGGGCGCGTCCGTGAACGCACTGTCATAGGCCTCCCGCGCAGCCTCGCCCAGATCGGTGGCCTCCGGCACCGTGGCCTTCCACTCCGAAAGGTCCGGCGCCGCGATCGCCCACTCCGGCCGCCGCCCGCCGAGGGTCAGCAGCGCATTGACCCCCTCGGTCAGCCCTTCGAGGCCGCTCTGCATCGCCTCGATCAGCCCGTTGATCGCCAGCGCCCCGATCCGGCTGAACACCCCGGGCAGCGCGTCCCAGATCGCCTGCACGGCGAGGAACCCACCCTCGAAGATGTTCACCGTGCTGTTCGCCCAAGAGGTCGCGCCGTCCACCGCAGACTGGAACCCGTCAAGCAGCACCGCCTCCGCCGCG